TTGCTGTATAAGGCTTGTAGGTTGCTTGACAAACATTGGTGATACCTCTACGTGTAGCCAATCGCCGCCCGGTGCGCCTGCAATCTCTGGCTTGCTGTACGACTTCCAAGCCTGTCGGTCACAACGCCAGCCACGCCCAAATGCTTTAGGGAAATAGTCAAGCACTTGTTCAACACCAAGCTCATTGGCGTTAGCAAGCACGATATTGATAAATGCAATAGCGCCTTTACGGTTAGCTGTTGAGTGTTTCTCTGACGGCCTGTACGACAAGTCAACTGCTCGACCAGTGGCGTGCACCGATAGTTGATCGTCTTTTCCATGCATCTGTCTTATTCCCCAACTGCCGTTATTCCAGATTGCGCCACCACCGTACAAAACAGCGCAACGTATCCACTCATCCATGCCGGGTAGTGGGCCTGCAGCTGCACCGTCACTGTTGCCTGTGTATGGGCGTGAGCCAACAATCTTGGGATTGGCAGGGATGATACTCATGGCGCTGTTGGTGGTTCTATTGGTTTGCGCTTAAGTCCGTTAGCGGCAACAAGACCAGAAAGTGTGCCAGTCATAAACACGGTAAGTGTCGAGAGCAAGTCAATAAATTGTGCGTCATTTGGTGATTGCTCTACTGGTTGCGAAATAAAAAGCAAACCGTAAACAAATCCAATAACGGTAAGTGCAAATGTCACAGCAATGGTGCAACCCACAAACACAATCATGCGTGCGTGCAGGTGTTCTATTTCGGCTCTTTGCTTATCCATTTGAGACCCTTTCGCATTGGGCAATTGTGTCGCATCGAGTAAGTACACTATTGCGTATTTTTATTGGTGCGTTTGTTCTTGTTGTTTCACACGCGCTTAACATAAGCAACAACGACAGCAACATAAGTTTTTTAACGATACCCATAAACTTTTAGTGTTCCAGTAAACGTACTTGCACAAGTCAGGGTTAGACCTGTGTGCTGGTTGTTTGTTGTTTGACTTCCGCTTGAACTTGCTGCGTAACTTGAAGTGCCACCAATACCGACATAGTTGCTTACATACACAGTTGGTGAGTTTTGTTGTGGATAAAAAACATCACAAGTAAACGAGCCGCCGCTACTTCCAGCCGATCCAATAACAAAATTAGTGCCTACAGCTGGTGCTGTATAAACCCTAGATGGGCCAGCCGTGTTGCTAGAATAGGTAATGATGTTGGCGTAGTTTGTAATTGTTGGTGTAGCGCCAACATTGAATTGGCACGTGATGTCTGGGCTACCAACCGCGCCGCCTGCGGTCAATACAAAAACCAGCCGATAATTGGTGTAAGCGCTAGTAAAACAACTGCCTGCTGTAAGGGTTGTGGCTGCAGAGTTAGTAAAAGAACCCATTGGGATTAGACCAATGTTGTTTTGCAGCGTGGTCATATTTGAGCTGGTTAAAACCTGCCCGGCTGTAAACACCTGATCTGCCATTATGGATATCCCAATCTGTTTGCATCTAACACACCAAATGCGCTTGAGTCAAGCGTAAACGGTGTGCCCAATGACGGTGATAGAAACAATTGGACAGTAGCATAATCAGGGTAAAAAGTGGTGTTTATCCCTTGTATCTGTGCCGTTACTGTAGTGCCTCGAAATATGACGGTGACTGCTGCACCAAGATTGACTGTTACACCAGAACCTGTATATGCGGCGGTGGTTGTTAAAACACTTAAATCTGTGCAAGTTGCAGCTGCCATTGTGTTGGTCGTAATTGAAAAAGGCACTGCGGTTGTTATTGATTGCAAACTTATTATGTAAGAGGCAAGGTTTGCAGCATCTGCGGTTGTGTTGTTATATGTGTTGTAAACAAGAGTATTAAATGGTGCAACGCCAGTGGTTGCTGATTGTGTTGCTAAACCTGTTGGTGCAACTTGAGCCTCTGTAAATGTATTGAGCACTGTTGATTGATATTGCAAATCACTAAACTTGTAAGCGCCTACAGTTCCTGCATCTGAAAATGTGTAACTGGTGTTGCTAACACCGGGCGAAAATGTGCCGCCAGTGTGGTTGTATCCAGTGGCATCACTTCGACTGTTGTCTATATCGTCAACAAAGTATTGACAGGTGCGTAGCAATCCGTTTACTAAATCCAATGTGCCAATGTTGGTGAGTGTTGCATTAGAGCTAAATGTTGGGCTGTCGTTTAGATATAAATACGGAACGTAACAACCGTTAGCAGTAGATGCGGCTAAAATGTTTGCGGTGCAAGATTGGCTTATTAAAGTGTAAGAAACTTCCGTTGATTTACCTAAAATACCGGTTGTACCTGTTGCCGTTATTCTTATTCGATCTGCTGGTGCATAGGTAGTAGATGTGTTGTACGGTATTTCATATTTGCGGTCAATGTCCGTGATAGTTCCAACAAAATATGCTGCTGAACCAGAGGCGTTGGTTGTTCTTACGTCAATGAATTGACCGATGGCAAGAGCTGTTGCATAAGTGGTTGCTGGTATTAGGTCAACTACGCAAGTGTTGCCAGCAAAGTTGTCATCAAATCGTTGACGGCCTCGACTAATTGAGACGGATTGTATGCCAGTTAACGAGGTGTATGTGCCGTTGATTGTGGTTGAGTAGTTAACTGTTGGCGTTGTATAGGCCATCAATTGCTCACTTTAATTGGCACTGAACCGTTCAATTGCATATATCGGCGTAAAGCATCCACGATTGCTTGTGGGTCTCCACCGTTCACATTGATTGTTACGTTGTTTGTAGCACCGCTACCAGAGCCAATGCTCTGTGATTGGACAGAGTTAACTGAGCCAACCATCGGCTGTGAGATTGCATCACTAAACGAGGCACTGATGCCTTTAATGTCTGCCAGTTTGATGCCTTTTTTGCCAAGCCGTTTTTGGGCTGCAGCAAACGCTGCCTCGACACCTTGTAAATATGATTGCGCGTTAGATACACCAACGCCGTACCACTGGCTGGCAGCTTGCTGGCCAATGATTGTGGCTGCATCTTTGCTTGCTTGTACAAGGGCATTGGTCTCTGCAATGGCTGCCGTACCGCCTTTAATAAGTTCGGCTGCAATGGCTGCACCGGACTCACCGCCAGCATCGAGCACAGCCTGCAATGCGTCTTGTGACAATCCCATAGTGAGCAATGAGCCAACGTCTTTGCTATAGGTCTGTATGCCTTTAACTTGAGCGCGTAACCCATCTAGGAAACCTGCACCAGAGTCTTTGCCTGCGTCTTTAGCATCCTTAAAACTAAACGCATTACTAAGGCCATCTGACACGCTTTTGCCAAAATCATTAAATGCTGTTTGAGCATCTGTCAATCTTGTTTTAGCGTTTTTGAGTGCATCGTCAAGTTCGTTCTTTAATGCGTCTGCAGCTGTTTTAACTTTTGTGGCCATTTTGCCAGCGGCAGTGTCAAGTCCTGTTGTTTGTTCGGCGGCTGCTTTTGCATTTTCAGCAAGTTGTTTTGCATAAAAACTGCTGTAATCAGAGGCACTGCCCATGTTTTTAATACCAAGAGCAAACTTGTCAAAACTTGCGCCTAATTTGTCTACGTCAATTAGATCGTCAAACGCTTTACCCAAATACCCTAATGCTTTGCTTGCTTGACCCATTGCAAATAATGCTGTTGCAGCAGTTACCACAGCAAACTTGTAAAGCACGTTGGCGGCTTTAGCCGCCGTAATTGCTACTTGCTTAAACGCATTGACCATGCCCGGCCCAAATGAACCCATCTCGAATAAAGCTTGTTGTAAACCCTTGACAAGACCTTTTTCACCTATTACTTCTGCAACCCTCTCAAACGCTGGTGACACTTCATCATTAAAAAACTTAACGGCTTTTAGAAAAATTGGTAAAAACGCTTGACCAAGATTGGTTTGTATGTTTTCTAAAGTTGCACTAAGTATTTTTTGTTGTGCTGCCAAGCCATTTGACGTGCGAGAAAAATCACCTTGAGCATCTGCAGTTGACTCAAAAATAAGTTTTTGTGCTGCCAATATCTTTTGCTGTGCAGTTAATGCTTTATTGCCAGAATAGATACCTAATTCTGTTGCGGCAGCTTTAAGGGTTGCATCATTGAGCAACACGCCGTATTTGCGTAATGGTTCAGCTTCACCGCGCAATGCCGAGCCAAGTGCATCAATTGCATCGGATACTTTGGTGTTGCTAAACGATGCAAGATCGGCTGCCAGTTTGACAAAATCTATACTGAAATCTGACAAATCTTTGCCAGCAAGACCGGCAGATTTACCAAAAATAGCAAACGTGCCTGCAGCTTGTAAAGCGGCTGTTTCACTAATGCCTAATGATCGATTAGCGGTCTTAGCAAACTTTTCAACTTCTTTAGATATTGCACCAAATACCACAGTGTTCTTACTAATTGCCTCATTAAAATCGGATGCTTTTTGTATTGACTTATAAGCAAATATGCCAACAGCGGTAGCTGCGCCGGCAATAGCAGCGCCAGCAATAACTGTGTTTTTGCTTAAACCACCAAATGCTTTTTCTGCAGCCGAAACACCTTTGTCAACAAAACTGGTGATAATAGGTATGTTAATTGCCATGATTGACCTTGAGGTTTCTGTTGATTGCTTTCTCTACATCATGCACTACTTCGAGCACTTTTAGTGTGACTGGTAAACGACCTTTTTCTACAGCTTTGTCAATTGCACGTGGTTCTGGCCCAACTTCGGCATTTAGGTTGGTTACAAACGTGGATGAGGTGTTTCTGCCCGCATGATCATAAATTGCACCAGCAGCGTTGGCTTGTTGAATAACCATCAATCGGTAAGGCTTTGCATTAAACGAAATTGTTTCATCATGGGTTTTTACGCCTTCTGTAAATCGAGCAAATGTGACATCTCGTTCTCGCGATGCACGTACACCAACCTTGACCTTAAATCCTTTTTGCACTTGATCAGTTTTCCAATCAGTTTCTTTACCTTTAATCAGGTTGCCGCGTACCATGCCAGACAAAGGAGCACCGTTGTTTAGCGAGTTATCAAAATGTGCAACCATTGATCGAGCTTCACTGATGATCTGTTCTCCAGCGCCTTTAATGCGTTTGGTTATTTCTCGTCTAAACTTTGGGTCAATACTGTTGAGTTCAGCCAATGCTTCTCTAATGCCAGTAATGCGAACATTTTGCACGTCAGCCATTAGCGGCTGCCGCGTTGCTTGTTAAGTATCTCAATAACTGCGTTCATATCGTCTGCCTCAAATGTAATCTCTGACGGCCAGTAGCCGGTGGCAACAACGATTTCTGCCAGCGCTCGCCTTACTGAGCCGTGACCGCTTTTGGGTCTTGTGTCTCCAGTACATCAATTGACTCAAGTAATGCAATGAACTGGTCAAGTGAGCCGGGCACTGTTGTACCAGATGCACGCGTTGCCTCGTAACACAAGTACGCCAAATCCTCAACACCAATACCTGATGCCATCTCTGACGCTTTGCGCTTGTATTTGCGTTCCCATGCGACAACGGTTGCAAGGTTGGTTACAACCTCGTTTGTTGTGCCATCGGTAAATGTGGCTTTAAGTCTTAATTGCATCTTGCCTCTTTCGTGTCGGGCCGTTGCCGGCGAGAATTAGTTAAGCGACTGCTACTGAGTATGCGCCACCAGTAAAGGTGATGTCAAT